TCTTTGGTGGGCGGTACTGGGATCGAACCAGTGACCCCTGCCGTGTGAAGGCAGTGGGCTGCTGCTGCTTGAGCGTTGTTCGGTATGGTGCCGCCAAAGCCCGTCCAGACTAACAGGGCCAGTACGCCGCCAACGCTCGCCGCACGCAAATTCGCGAGGGCGGTTTTCCAAATGTGAGCATATCGCCCGTTAAGTTGGCCTTCGATTTCTGCAACAGTTTCTAGGACCGGGAGCCCGGCTTGTTCCGCGAGATATGCGATCTCGCTCGCTTCTGGTTTGCGGCGGCCTGCTTTCCAGTCTGTTAGGCGGTTCGGATGCATGCCAAGGCCTTCGGCTAACGTTGCCGACGAACCGGCCTTTTCGCGTGCAGCGTCGATCAATTGCGAGATATTCATACAAATCCCTTGCGTCTACCAAAATTGGTTGCTATTCTTCGTCTACCAATTTTGGTTGCGACCAGAAATGGTTGATTGGCGAAGTCTAACAGGCTGTCAGGAAAGGTAAACCCCGCACTAATGGGGTCCGATCATGGCCAAACGGGGGTAGGTGGTGCCGAAATACCAAGTCCATGCCTACACGCAGTGCGGTCACAACCGCGTTGCCGTTGTCGCCGTCACGGCTCGCAGTGCCGAAAGTGCACGCGGCAAGGCCCGCTCGGAGTTGTCGCGCCGTGGCCGCTGCGCTGAGTCCCTCACATTAATTTCCGTTCAAGTCAGTGCGCCGTCGAGCGCTATCGCTCGCATGACGTAGGAGGGCGTAATTCCCCAGTGGTACGCCGCGCTATTTCGGCCCTCGGATAGCGCGGTGTTTTGTGGACGGCTGACCTAGCGTCCACCTTTTTCGATTAGCGCGTTCGTCGCGCATGCATGCGGAGACAAATGGCTCCGTTCAACGTGAATAGCAGTCCTAAATCAAAGGAACCGAGATGAGCAAGCAAAAGTTGACGATTCTGCAAGTGGTCCCGCGCGGCGGCATTTCGAAGCGCACCAATCAGCCGTGGGAAATCCATACGGCGCAATGCGTGCTCGAACAGGAAACCAGCGAAGGAAAGCAAATCCTCGTCGGAACGATCAACCTGCCGAACGCGTTGAAAGATTCTGCGCCCGGTGACTACCTCGCAGAGTTCGCGCTTCAACAGTCGATGGAAGGCAAGCTCGAACCGCGCATCGTCTCGCTCGTTCCGTTCGGCCGACCGACCGCGAAGCCGGCCGCGAACGCTACCGCATAACCCGTCATGGGCTATCGGTCGTTCGAAGCTGGCCCACTAGAGCGGCCGTCTACATCCGGGCTAGAACTTGAGAGAGAAAGAAAATGAAGAAACTGTTTGCAGCAGCACTGAGCCTTGCGAGCGCGGGCGCGTTCGCGGCGGACGCGGGTACGCCGACGATGGATGTCACGTCGGTCGTCGCGTCGATCAACGGCGTCGGCCCGAACATCGTTCTCGTCGGCGGTGCTGTGCTCGCCGTCGCAGCGGTGACGTTCGGCTATCGCACGGTGCGAAGCTTCATCGGCCGCTGATAGCGCAACACGACAAGCCCCCGGTATGCCTCGGCGCGCCGGGGGCTTTTTCATGGAACGGATCGAATGAAACGCTTGCTGTGTGTTGCGTTGGTTGGCGTTGTGTTCGGGGTACGCGCGGCGCCGGGAATTGATGTGGTGACGTGCGGCCCTGCTCCCGCTTCGCTTGCCGCTGGCGCTCAAGTGCCGTGCACGTTGCCGGACGGTTCGGCCGGTGTGCAGCAAGTCGTGCACCTGACGCTTGTCAACGATGGGGCAACGGGCGATGCGCCGATTTCCGGGGGCATCGAGGCAGGTATGGCCGTTGGTAGCGCGGTGTTTCTGGTGTTGGCGATCGCCTTCGGCATGCGTGCGTTGCGGCGGTTCGTGGATTCCGCGTCGGAGAGCTGACCATGCTTTGGTTCTGCATTGAGTTCGCGGTGGTCGTCGTGACGATCTATACCGCCGCGTTGATTGTCATGTCGTGAGGTGAATGTGCGTAGAAGAATCATAGGTGTGTGGATCGCGCTGTTTGCCGTGTTCGCGATGATGTGCAATCAGCAAGCGCATGCACAGGCCCTGCTCGCGCCCGTGGAGAACTTTGTTATTAATCGCGCCGAGGCGGCGATTCTCACGCGCATCGCGATTCAGCGCGGCTTTGCGGCGAACGATCCACGCATTGCGGCGACGCTGGCGGGTATGGGTAAGGCGTCAACCGCGCTTAATGTCGTCAGCACAGGGGCAGGCGTTGCACTCGCATTCGCGGGCGCTCCGGTTTGGGCGACCTTGTTGGCGGGCGCGGGCATTATTGCCCTAGGTACTGCTTTGCAGATTGGTTTAGCAAAATTGCAGTGGAACGACACGTCGGTTTCTATCGATGTCGATGCGGTGCCGGCTAGTGCCGGCGATCACTATGAGGCTGTATCGCCTCCGGCGGCCGGCGTCGATCCCGCATATCGGAAATTGTTGGCGCCTGAACTATGGGCGGCGCAGGCGGGTATTCCGACCTATCGAAATGGCTACTGTCAGCCGAACGATTCCGTTTGTAACGCTTACCCAACTACGCCGGGGACGGGCTCGAATGTCGCCAATTTTTGGCTCACCCGCGGGAACTTCGACATTCTTCCTGGCACGCTGGATCAGGCCGCGCAGTTCATGTGGTATCTGCATTATTACAACGGGCACTGTGGATTGACGTCCGGATGCGCCAGCGATGATAGGAACGTTTCATCGGTGCGCCTGTTCTTCGCTCCGACGATCAATATCCCCGGCAACCCGATCGAGATGTATTACACGGAAACCGGATCGCAAGCCTATGTTGGTTTGGACGGAAAGACCCGCTATAAGAGCTACGTCACGACAGCCAAAGCACGAGCGTTTCAGTATCGGAGCGATATCGTGCCGTCGCTTGTAGCCGAAGACGTGTCGAAGCTTTGGCCGAAACTTCCGCCCAATGTTGCGTCGATTCCATTGCCGTCGTCGACGCTTACCAAGCTCGTGGATGAGACGTGGAAACGTGCAGCAACCGACCCGGATTACAAGGGGTTACCTTACGAGCCGGTTTACGATGGGCTAGTGAAGCCGTGGGTAGATGAGAACCCGAAGCAGGTGCCTACGTTGGGCGATTTGTTTACGGCACCTGCGCATCCGGGCAAACAGGTTGTCATCGATCCGAATGTTCAGCCGGATCCGAACGCAAATCCGAACCCCAATCCGGGCACGAATCCGGGAACCAACCCGGGGACCAATCCGGGAACCAACCCGGGCACGAACCCGGGCACGAACCCGGGGACTAATCCGGGAACCAACCCGAGTACGAACCCGGGAACCGACCCGAGCACGAATCCGGGAACCAATCCGGGTACGAATCCCGGGACCAATCCCGGAACGAATCCCGATCCGAAGCCAGACCCGAAGCCAGACCCGAAGTTTTGCGCGCTGTATCCGGACGCGTCCGCTTGCGCACCGCTTGGTAGTGCGAACGATGTCGACGTGAGACGTGAATCGAAGAGCGTCTCGTTGGCACCAATTTCGATCGGCTTGACCAATGGCGTCTGTCCGCACCCGTATGAGGTTGAGGTATTCGGTGCGCCACTCAGGTTCGACTATGCCCCAATTTGTGAGCTGGCGGTGAAGCTCCGGCCGCTCGTGCTCTTGCTTGGAGCACTGTTGGCGGGGCTTATTTTCGTTACGGGGCTGACTGTATGAGTTGGGCGAGCCTGCTTGTATCGCTGGTTGGTCCGATCGTCACGCGCGTATTGGTCGCGCTCGGTATCGGCTTTGTGACCGTTGCGGGGATCGATGCGGCGCTGAATCAAGTGATTCAGTGGATGACAGCGAGTGCGGGCGGGATTCCTACGGACATAGCGAACGTGTTGGCGCTAGGCGGCGTCGGCGACGCTATCGCGTATGTGCTCGGCGGTATATCCGCACGCGTGTCGTTCTACATGCTCACATCTACGACAAGAATGGTGTTCAGCAAATGATCACGCTGATTACAGGGGTTCCGGGGAGCGGTAAGACGCTGCATGCGGTTTGGTTGCTGACGAAAATTGCGAAGGGGCGTCGCGTGCTGGTCGACGGTATTCGAGATCTGGCAATCGAGCACGTCGAGATTGACGAACCTTGGTTGCGTCAGTGGCACGAAAAGGCGGAAGCGCAAGATTTGATCGTGATCGATGAGGCGCAACGCATCTATCCGCCGACGACGGTAAGCCAAAAGCCGACGCCGGATGTGGAGCAACTGCATGTGCACCGTCACAAGGGCGTTGACTTCATCCTTATCACGCAACATCCGCAGAGAATCAGTAAGACGGTGCGCGATCTGGTCGGGCGGCATATCCACGTGCGTAACCTGTTTGGGCTTAAACGCGCGATGCTCTACGAGTGGGATCATTGCCACAACCCGAGTAGCTTGAAAGACGCGGTGAAACGGCAATGGCCTTATCCGCGAGAGGTGTTCAAGCTCTATACGAGCGCCGAAGTCCACACAAAAAAGCAAGCGGTCGTTCCCAAGGCGCTGTTCCTGCTCCCCATTGGAATCGTGGTGTTCGTGGTGCTGGCCGTGAAGATCTATCACAAGGCACGGGACGGATTCGGGGCAGAACCGGTGCGGCACGTCGAGTCCGCGGCGGCTGCCTCCAATGCAGTGGCTGCGCGCCCTATCGACACGGCTAAATCATCGGAGTGGCGGGTCGCCGGTCGTTACTCGGTCGACGGTGTAGGTTATGTCGCGTTGGTCGCGATGGATGGCCGGTTGCGCGCTGTACCGGTGCGCGGATTTAGTGGGCAGGGGGCGCGTCTGACGGGTGAAGTTGACGGTAAGACGGTAGCGGGGTGGACGGGCGTGCAGACTGTAAAGACAGAACAATACGGGGGCGCGAAATGAGGCGGTATTGTGGGTTGATCGTGGCTTTGATGCTGTCCAGCGGTTGTCGAATTGCGGCCGGTGCGGTGCCGCCGCTGCCGACCTTGCCAGTCGATGCGACGATTGGCACGTCGCCTGCGATTCAGATTCCCGCGGCGCCAGTGTCGACCCCGTTAAAGCATGTGCCGGGCACGGCATTCGATCTGCGGTTCGTGACGGTCGCTCAGGTTGTCGATTTGATCTATCAGGATGCAATGCATACGCCATACGTACTCGGGCCAGACGTGCTTGCTGACAATCGCCTCGTATCGTTTCGTCTCGATGACGCAGTGCGCGATGTACGTGCGGTCATGGTCGATTTTCTCGATTCGCTCGGCTTCCGCGTGACGACCAAGAACGGCGTCGATTACGTCGCGAGAAAGGCTGCTGACAGTCGGGCGCGAGTCGATCAAGAGGTGTTCGTCTACCGGCCGCGCTACCGGAGCGCCGAATCGCTGCGCAGTCTGGTCGAGCCGGTGATCGGCACGCGGTCGATGATTCCGATGTCCGCGATTGCTGCTACGCCGTCCGCTGTGACAAGTCCCGTTCAGGTTCCGGGCGCGCCGATCAGTACTGCGAGCGATGTTGCAGTTGCGCTGGCTGCTGCGGGTGTGCAGGCGCGCGGTAACGAGCTGGTGATCGTCGGTTCGCGTGACGAAGTCGCGATGCTTCGGAAGCTGGTGCCCGATCTCGATACCGCGCCGGGTGAGGTCGTCGTGCGCGGATGGGTGTATGAGGTGGCCAATACCGATTCGGCTAACTCGGCGTGGAGCATCGCGGTTCGGCTGTTGAGCGGACAGCTCAGGCTTTCGAGCGGAGACACGTCGTCTGATGCAAGCGCGATGAGATTCACGGGGCCGGGCGTTGACGCGGCGATATCCGCGCTAAACGCCGATTCGCGATTCAAGGTCGTCAGTTCGCCGCACGTGCGGATCGTCTCGGGCGAACGCGTGCGGCTGAATGTTGGGCAACAGGTGCCGACGCAATCGAGCGTCAGCTATCAAGGGTCGAGCGGCACACCAGTTCAGTCGATCACGTATCAGGATGCCGGCTTGATTTTCGACGTGGAACCGACCGTCATGCGCGATGTGATCGAGCTGAAGGTGCGTGAGGAGATTTCCGATTTCGTCGCGACGAAAACCGGCGTCGACACGTCGCCGACGAAAAACACGCGTCAGTTACAAACGGTCACGCGTTTGAAGGATGGCGAACTGGTGGTGCTCGGCGGGCTGATCCAGGATCGCGACGCGACGGCGCGTAGTGGGTATTCGTGGCTGCCGAGTTTTTTCGATGGTCGTTCCAGCTCGAAGCAACGGACAGAGGTGTTGCTCGTGTTGCAGGTTCAGCGAATCTGAATGAGTCGGCGAATTTTATTTATCGTTACGTGTAACGGATATTTATTTTACGTTACTAGTAACGTAAAATAAGAACAATGCCGATAAGGAGCAAGCGCCATGATCCAGCCTGAAGATACGAAAACAATTCCGTTACCGCTCGCGCCTGTAACGGAAAATCGCGGTCGCGGTCGTCCGCGAAAGGAAGGTGGAGCGTTGACGAATGCGCAACGGCAGGCAGCATACCGCGCACGGCGCAAGGCATCAGGCAATCCCGTTACGGTAACGAAAAATATTCCGGCCGCTGCCGATGGTTATGACGAGCTCGTAATGGAGAACGAGCGGCTTCGCGAAGAATTGACGCAGCTTCGTCGCGATTTAGAGGTGTCGAAGCGCAAGGCTAGCGACGGGCAACGACCGCGCACGTCAGTCGTGCATGAGGTTGATTGGGTTCGACGCGTGGTGCGGCTGCCGCTTTGCGGGAGTGAGGTCGATTGGGATCGACGCCGATTCAGTTTTACGTTCGACGAACGGGCATATTTCGCGCTTGATCGGCTGGCGGTTGATGCGGGGATATCAAAGGCTGATGTGGTTGAGCGCTTGGCGTTTTGGGCTGACGAGTTGATGCTGAAATCGTTCCGCTACGACGATGAGGCGTTTAATCGTTACCTCTGTCGCGGACGTAACGAAAAACCAGGCGTCTAGCGTTGGGAGTGTCCGGCCGTGGCCGAAGCGGCGTAGGGCGACGGCTGCGATGCGGAGTCCGGGCGGTCGTCGCGCGGCTCAGCGCGGCTCGCCGGACCGAGTAGCGGGTATTTGCGAGGGCGGTAAGCGGAGGCGTTGCGGCGGCAAACCATCCTTCTGCACGACACTGCCGCGCGAGGCGCTCCCGGCGCGATAGGCGCGGGCGTAGGCGGTTCGGTGGCGAGGGTTGGGGGTTCCAGCAGCGCGCGGCTCGCCCAGCGCAGCAGAGCGCGCCGGGCGGGCCGCGCGCAGCGCGGCCCCTAAACTTGTATCTCTAACACTTAACGGAAATAGCTCACGTTGACGCCCGGAACAAGCGTGAGAAAAAGAAAAGCCCGGCGATCGTTCGCAGCGATCCCGGGCCGTGATCAACATCGGATATACGAGGTATCCAACATGGATGCGGCCATTGTAGGACAGGATGCGCGTTCGTTCCAAAGCCTACTGAACGAAGCCGGTTCGATACAGGCGCTGAATCATTCTCGCCTTGACGGCGCGTCGGCAGTCCAGTGCTCGGACTATTCGCCGTTCAGCGATGAGTACATCGTGCGCACACAACGTTTTGAGGACGGGCAGCAAGAGGTCGTCGCGTTCAGCGTGGCTGTGCAGCGACACTTTCATGAGCTGCGCTTGCGGCCGCGGGGCTTGCGCGGAAAGCGCGTGGCTCTGGAGGGCGAGACGGAGGACGACGTAGCCGCGAAGTCGGACAAGTCGCTTCGCACGTCGATCGAGCGATCGAAGCGGATGATTCGGAAGCGCTGCAAGGCGATCCGTGCCGATCGCATGCTGACGCTCTCGACGCGTGCGAATGAGGCGCGGATCGAAGTGTGGGCGAAGTGGTGGGATGAGTTCCGGCGACGGTTGAACAAGTTGCAGGACTTCCACTACGTGGCCGTGCTCGAACGGCAGCAGCGCGGCGCATGGCATATCCACGTGGCCGTGAGCGGTCGTCAGAACTGGAAACTGTTGCGCTCGATCTGGCTCTCGGTGATCAGCAAGGCGGGAACCGATGGTGCGGTGAACGACAGTACACGTGGCTTCGGCAAAAGCGGCTTCTTTCGGCGGATCGGCGGCAAGGGGCGGGCGATGCGGCATCGGATCGCGACGTATATCGCGAAGTATGTCGGCAAGGATGCGGACGCGTCGACGTTCAACAAAAAGCGCTATTGGACGAGCAAGGGCATTGTCGTGCCGGAAACGACGACCTATGCGCATTTGGGCTCGGAGTCGGGCGCGATGGATGCGGTTGTCGCCGCGCATCGGTGCGTGCTCGAGAATGGCGCGACGTGCGACGGGGCGCAGTTCTATTGGAATCAGGGAGTGGGGGTGTTCTGGATGGCGACGGGGAACGTTGACGGCTAATTGCTTCGTTAGGCTGGCTTGACACGGAATAGATTGTTGGTGTCTTGGCAAACTTCCACGATTAGGGCGATTATTCACGTTTCCGAGTTTATTGATAATCGATAGCGCGTGAGACGTTAAGAAAAATGACTTTCGAGGAAGTTGTCGGAATTTACCTGTCTGCCAAGGCGCACCGCAGTCGGCAGAGGGATTTATATTCGTTGAAGCGATTGCAGCCTTACTTCGGTGGCCGTGATCTTGTCGCACTGAAACGGGCCGATGTGCGGGGCTATATCCGTGCTCGACAGGATGAGGGGGTGCTTGAAGCGACCATTCAGCGCGAACTGCGCTTTTTTTCTGCCGCAATCAATTTCGTCCGAATCGAGCACGACCGATCGGATCTGCCTAATCCGGTCGTTAGACTTGCGATAACGTCCGGGGCGTCGCGGGTGCGTTGGATTAGTCGCAGTGAGGCGGAATCGTTGGTTGAGAGTGCGGGGCGCTTTGCGCGTCGGCCGCACTTGTCGAATTTTATTCGGCTGGCGTTACATACGGGGTGCCGTAAAAACGAGTTGTTGATGTTGGAATGGTCGCGTGTCGATTTTGACCGGCGGGTGTTGCAGTTGGACCCGGAAAACACCAAGAACGGTAAGCGGCGTGTTGTGCCGTTGAACGATGAGGCGGTGACGGCGTTATGCGATCAGCGCGATTGGGTAAAGCGCCATGCGCCGAGATCGCGATGGGTGTTCGCGGTGGCCTCGGGCGATCGGTTGACGACGATCCAGAAAGGATTTCGTGCCGCATGTGGGCGCGTGGGAATCGAGGATTTTCGCGTCCACGATCTGCGCCATACATTCGCATCATGGCTGGTCATGGCGGGAGTCTCCTTGTATGTCGTTAAAGACCTGCTTGGACACTCGTCGATCACGGTCACGGAGCGCTACGCGCATTTAGCGCCGCACGCCGGGGTTGCCGCGGTTCAGTTATTGCTGCCTGCCCATGAGTAAGGGAGCCCAATGATGAGTAGTGTTCTAGTTCTGGCGTTGTATCGGTCGGGCATAATTAAGCCTGTCGGTTGCCGCCTATACCCGGTTTTCATGTAATTGTTTTTTGTCTTGTCTAATAACAACTATGACGTTAACTCGGACAATTTTTCACGCTAACGTGCAGGTGGCCCTAGATCAGGCGGAGCCGATAATTGCGTCGCTTTGGGGGGCAGAGCCTGCGCCGACATTAACGATTGTGCGGTGGGATGCGGTGAGAGGGATCATCGCTGGCTGGCCGGAAGGCGCACTGCTTGACTGGGGTGAGGCGATCAAAAAATGCCGGAACGTGCCGCGTAGTTGCTTCATTGGCGTACAGACGGATACGGGCGTACCAATCCTCGCGTTGATACGGGTTAGCGATGCGCATCTACATACGAATCTGCTGTTTTTGGAGAAGGACGTAAACGAAGTCCCATCGGGTCTCGCTATGACGATGATGGACGCAGTCCTTGAGGTGGTGGCGGCAGTTTTCGGGTCGGATCGAATTGTGCTGGACAACCCCCTGTCGGGTTTGCAAGCTTATTACGAACAATTCGGGTACGAACGGATGAAGAGGCGTGGGCGAGAAACGCATGCCATGTTCAAAACCGCTTCAGTCCAGTAAGATAAGTTACGGAGGTAAGCAAAATGTCCGCTTTGAAAACGTTCAAGTTGCCCAGGAGGCGCACTTCGGGCAAGCAAAGAGTCGGCGGTAAAGCTGTGGCTAAGGCGTCGAAGATATCTCGTAGGAAGGGAGCGATGTTCATCACGCGCGGTGAGGTGCGGGCTTCTGCCGAGCAGTTGAACGACGAACAGCAGGCCCAATTGCGAGAGGCGCGGGCACGTGCCGAGGCGGTCGTGTCCAAGCCGAGTTTGAGCCTTGATGTACTTCGTGCTCGTGTGCGGCGAGCGGCACAGTGGGAGAAGGATCACGGTGTGTTATCGGTGTTCGCTGGCACTCGGCGGTAGGTTGGTTGCCGCATCACCAATAAGCCCCGCTCAGGCGGGGTTTATTATTTGTGCCGGGTGCGCAAGTAAGCCGATGAGGTTGTTTGGGCGCTGGCGGTAAGATTGCCCTGTTGAGGTCGGATGTAGTGGTCGGCGTCTTTCCTCGGGAAGGTGGGGAGAGCCGAAAAAAAAGCCCCGCAAGTGCGAGGCTTTTTTGCTTTCAGCTGAGCGCCGGTTCGGGGTGTCCGTTGAGAAGCTGCCTGAACCAGTCTTTGAAGCGCTGCCAGCGGCTACGCTTGGTG